CTATCACGCTTGAATCTTATGAGTTCTACGAATACTCCCTTTCGTGAAGACTTAGAATACCTGTCAAATGTCTTTCTGAGCGGTGTACGTGAGTACAGAGTGCAGCTAGACTTACAACCATATCAGTTTCCTTCAAAGTTTACACTGGAAGCGATGAAGATCAAGAAGTATGAACCAAATGGACAGGACGGGTTTCCCAATCATATAGATGTTAACAATCTGGAGACAGCAAAAAGGTTTCTGGTGATGTTTATCTATCTGAATGATAATACAAAAGGGGAAACAACTCTATCACCCAAGGATGATACCTATATCTCTTCCTGTACAAAGGGAAGTATGTTAATCTTTCCACCGTACTGGCCTTGGGTTCACGCTGGAGAACAACCTGTGATTCGTCCGAAGTATATCTTAGGGAGTTATCTACATTATGTCGAATAAATCTGCTCTACACAATCTTGTAGCAAATAATAACAATATGTTTCATGAGGAGTTCACTGCGAAACAGGCAATGCACTATGATTTGCCAAGAATGACTAAGTTTCTCAGTGATGAACTGAATGATCGTCTTGAATCTGCAATAAAAGATGCAGGCGATCACTTTGAAGGACGCAATACATCTGCATCTTGTCTTATGACACGTTGGGATATGCATGAGTATTATGATTCCTTTGCAGAACTTAGTGAAGCTGCAATTACTGTTGCAGAGAGTGGTGCATTGGCGGTAAGAACACACCCAGACGGTACAGAAAACCCTATTAAGCTGTATCAGCAAGAATCTTGGGGTCTGATATACAATAAAGGACATTCTTGCAAGGCTCATACGCACTGGCCTTCTGTCTGGTCGTACACTTATTGTGTTAAGGCCTGTCCTGAGTGCGCTCCGTTTCAGATGGCGAACGCAACTGGAGGTGCTTATGAGATTGCACCACGTACAGGACAGTTAATTGTGTTTCCTTCATGGGTTAGTCACGCTGTACCAGAACATACATGCGATCATGAACGAATTATGATCTCTGGTAATCTGGATGTGATATGGGATTAAAGGAACTTGCGGCGAGTGTGAACAGAAGGCCCGAGTTATACCGACATCCTTCTAGTGAATTCTTTCATACTAAGTTTCCTATTATCAAAGAGAGAGTATCCCTTGATGATGAACAACTTATCTTCATTATACGTGGCAGTGGTGACACACAACGTCATCAGACCAATGTAAAAGCGAATATGACCGATTGGTTTATGCAGAAACAACACAAAGAGTTTCAAGAAGTAGGTGACAAGGCAATAGAGATTGCAAAAAAGAACAGTCCCTTTGATATAGAGATGAAATTGTTTGATTGTTGGGGTGCTATCTATCATAAAGGTGATTGGACAAAGACACATGACCATTGGCCCCATGTCTGGTCTTTTGTTTACTACACTAAATGTGTACATGGTGATGCACCTCTACGTTTTCCAGACGCTGAATTGTCTGTATACCCTAATTCAGGCGAAATGATTTTATTTCCTGGCTGGATAAGGCACAATGTACCAGAGCAAACCAATGATTCAGAAAGAATTATAGTAGCAGGTAACTTAACACAAGTATAAATATCCCTCATGAATGAAACCTTAAATAAGTTTCGTTTGTTAATCCTTGAAAATCCAGAAATTCCAGAAGTATACCTTGTTATTCAAGAAGGATTGACCTACGAAGATGCCCATGAAATGCTTGCTGTGTATACAGAACAGGGCAAGACTGATATGAAGATAGAAGAGTACTATCCAGATGCAGATAGGTTAGGTAGGAATCCTGATCTCCATTAAACCTTATAAATAGTATCGAACTATTAGTGTAAGGATTATTATGGCGGAACTAGAAAAATTCTTTATGGGTGCTGACGGATTTGCTTGGTTTGTTGGTGTCGTTGAGGATCGAAATGATCCAAGTAAGCAGGGAAGGGTACGTGTTCGATGTTTAGGAATACACCCAGAAAACCTTACTCAAATACCTACCTGTGATTTACCTTGGGCTCATGTTATGCACCCTGTTACAGACCCATCTATGCATGGAATGGGCAATAGTCCTTCTTGGTTAGTAGAAGGGTCTTGGGTTATTGGTTTCTTTAGGGATGCTATTGAAAAACAGCAACCTATAATCATAGGTTCCCTGCCTGGGCAACCTGTTAAGCCTGCAGATAATAAAAAGGGGTTTAATGATCCTAGACATAGGGAGTCTACGCAAGCATCTTCTGAAGGAATCGTTCCTTATGATTACTGGCCAGAGGATTTCGGTGAGTATGGCCCATATCCTTTAGGTGCAGTTAAGGATACATCTCTTCCAGAAGAAGAGCAAAGTACATTCTCTAGATTTTCTGGACATTCCTATGGAGAAACAGATACAAATCGTCTTGGTCAGGGAGAGACTTCTGAAACACATGGAGCTCTTGACCGAAGACGGAAACGTAGACGATCTTCTATACCTACTGCAACCAGACCGCACATACCTTCCGTAGAAGATGCGTCTGTTCTAGGTACAGGTATTGCTGATGTTATGGTTCCTTGGGATGAGCCTCATCCAAAAGGTCTTACGAAGGATGCATCTCCATACGTATCTGCAACATATCCACTAAACCATGTCTTTGAGTCTGAATCAGGACATATTACAGAGATTGATGATACGCCTGGCGGAGAAAGACTTCATAGAGAGCATATGTCAGGTACATTTGAGGAAATACATCCTACAGGACATAAGGTTGTCAAGGTTGTCGGATCGAACTACGAAATTATTGCTGGTTCTTCTAATGTAATCATATCAGGTGATGTAAACCTTACGATTGAGGGAACCAAGAAGGAACTGATAAAGGGTAACTACATTCTTGAGGTAGAGGGTGACTATACTCGTAAGGTACACAAGAACGAAAGAGTTAAGGTGGGGGCTGGTGCATCTGGCGGAAACCTAGAGTCTGAGATTAGAGGTAACTATTCTTTTAACATAAATGATAATGTAAAAGGTAGAATTGGTAAGGATCAGGACGTTACTATTCTAGGAAACGAACAGAGAACTATTGAAGGATACTTTAGACATAGTGTCACGGATAACATATCCCAGAAAAGTACAACTGGTTCTATTACAAGAGAAGCAAAGGTTAACATATCGGAAACTGCTGTTACGGGTGTATATACCGCAAAGGCAGGGTCTACTATGAATTTACAGGCGGTAAGTGGTATTACTATGGCATCTAATACTGCATCTGTTTCTATTACTGCTGCAACAACACAAACACATACTGCTGGAACATCATTCACTGAAACTTCTGGTACAACATATAACAGTACCGCTGGTACAATCTACACAATTGAATCTGGTGGTGGATCACCAAGTGCAACTAATAAAGTAGATATTAACCCAAGTTAAGGAGATAATATGCCAGAAATAACAAGAGTAGGATTAGATAATCATGTAGGTCATGCAAGTCCTACACCAAACCCATTTCACCAAACCGCATACGCAACTGGTTCTGATGATGTATTTGTGAATAGTGCAAAGTGTACACGTATAGGAGATACTACTTCATGTAGTGATCCTGCTACGGCAGGAAGCGCAACTGTATTTGTGAATAGTATTGCAGTACATCGTAAAGGTGACGCAACAGGTGGTCATGGTTCATGGGTTCCCAATGCATCTGCAGCTGGTTCACCAAACGTGTTTGCTGGAGGATAATATGGTAGATTTTACAACACCAAATTTGCCTGGCACAAGTATACTGTATAATACAATCGCAAAGAAGGTTCAAGAAGTTGAAGATAAAATTTTAACGGATGCAAATCTATCTGCAACTGCTTCTTCTTTAACAGCAGTAATAAACACAGACCTTACAGATTTGAAAGAAAAAACTAAGGGGTTAATTCCTGAGCTCCCAGCGGGAACTCCTTTAAACTTGCAAGCAGAATTACAATCACTTAATGGCCTAACATTAGGTAGCGATCAGTATGCAAATAAACTAGCGTCAATAACTTCAAGTTTTGGTTCTAGTATTTCCGCTGGTGGATATTCTTTAGATACTATTGTATCTGATTCGGCATCAGTACTTTCAGATGCCGCTTCTGCACTTGCCGATGCTACATCACTTGGAACAATACCCACTGTATCTGCATCTTCAGCATTATCTGCTAAGATACCTAATTTTGAATTACCGCCGGGAGCAACTGAAGCGATAGAAAAAGCAAAAGCTGCACTCTTACCAGAAATAGAAGCAGTAAAAGAAGCTGCACCTACTTTTTCTGTAGATGAAGCAGAGGACTTAGTAACGGGGATATTTGGAGATAAGAAAGCTAGAGATAATTTAGCAAATGACCTTGCTGCGTTAGAAGCAAAATTAAAACCTCATGCAGATGCATTTGAGGCAAGAGTTAAAAGGTTAGATGACAAAATAAAACAACTTAACACAAATCAAAGAGAACAAGAAGAATTTATAGACCTATAAGGAGAATATATCATGGGTAAGAAGAAATCAAGAGAGGGACAAACATCGAAAGGTGAACGGCGCAATGTAGTTGCTGGACTAGGAGATTCACGTTCAGAGCTGCAAAAGGTTAATGATAAGATCAACGCTTGGAAGAGGGGAAAGAATGTTATTCTTACAGTTCCAAATCCAAACAAGAATGAAACTAAGATGCGTTTCATAAAAAAGAACGCAAAAGATGTGTGGGGTAAATATACTCCATATATGATCAAGCAAAGTCGTTAATAATCTTATAAATAATATGTAAAAGGAGTTAAGTCTGTGTCCACTAATGAAGCTTTGAGGAATAACAATGCATTTACTGATGCTCAGGGACAAAATAAATCATCTCGAGGCGCACAACTGTATTCTGATCTAGACCTTTTCTTTGGTAAGAATAATAGTGACAATGATGTAAATATAATTTATGATGTTCAAGCAATAAAAAGATCAATACGAAATCTTGTGCTGACAAATCAATATGATAAACCTTTTCATCCAGAAATTTATTCTGGGGTTAGGGGAATGTTATTTGAATTAATGACGCCAACTACAGCAGTTATTCTTGCAAGACAAGTTGAAGATGTTATTGAAAACTTTGAACCAAGAGCAAGACTTGTTGGTGTTAATGTTTATCCTGATCTAGACAACAACAGTTATACTTGTACAATAGAATTTTACATAGTTAATGCACTTACTGAACTTATAGACTTAACGATAGCATTAGAGAGAATACGATAATGGCAAATGAATCAAGAAGACTAGACGTTTCAGAATTTGATTTTGATGATGTAAAATCAAATCTAAAGTTATTCCTAAAATCCCAAAGTGAATTTAAAGACTACGATTTTGAAGGTTCTGGTATAAATTCGTTGTTGGATGTTTTGGCTTATAATACTCACTATCTTGGTTTTAATATGAACATGTTAGCAAATGAGATGTTTTTAGATACTTCAACTTTACGTTCTAGTATCGTATCTCATGCTAAGTCATTAGGGTATGAAGTAACTTCTAGTAGAGCATCTTATGCAGATGTTAATATAGTTTTAAATACTTCAAGATCATCTGCAACAATGCCCGCAGGCACAGTGTTTACAACTACAGTTAATAATGTAGATTACCAGTTTGTTACTGTGGAAGAGTTAACAAGACAAAATACAGGAACGAGTATACCTTTTAGTAATACTAAGATATATGAAGGTTCTTATATAACTACTCGTTACACCGTAGATTCTACTGATGTAAATCAAAGGTTTCTTTTACCAGAACCAGCTGCAGATACAAGTACGCTTACTGTGCAAGTACAAAACTCTGCAACAGATACTACGATAACTAATTTTACTAAAGCAGTAGACATTTCTACACTAACTTCTAAAAGCGAAGTATATTTTTTACAAGAAGTTGAGGCAGGAAAGTTTGAGGTATATTTTGGAGATGGTGTTGTAAGTAAAGCTCTTACCAATGATAACATCGTTTTACTTAAATATGTTGTAACAAATATGTCCGCTGCAAATGGTGCGTCTACTTTTGCTTCTTCTGGCGCAGTGGATACTGTAACTGATATTACAGTTACTACACTTAATAAAGCAGTTGGTGGTTCTACAGCAGAGTCTCTTCAATCAATTAA